GAATATTTGAAGGATGATGATATGGTAGGTTTGTTACAACAAGCTATTGATACTACTGATTTAGTTATGCCACGAGCAGATTTGAAAGAAAAAGCAGATTCGAAGATTTATCCAAGATTACTTCTTTTATCTACAAATGTGAAAGAATATATCTTGGTTAAGTCTCAGAATGCTGAAAAATTGAATAGACGTATTGAGATCGTTGAAGTGAATTTTACAAAAAATTGTATTGAGTTGGCTGCTAACTTAAATGTTACACCAGCAAAATATTATGAAGATCATTTTGATGATGAGGATATGGTTATTTTGAAGTTTGGGACGATGAATAGTTCTGGAGCTAAGATAAATTGTATTCCTGTTGTAACGCATACTTTTCATAGTTGGTCTGAATTTTTATCTTTTTATAGTATAAGATTCAAACAACATTTTGATAAGTTAGCGTTAGAGGATAGTGTAGTTCGAGCTAAATGTCCTGTTGGTGCACCTGATCATGGTCCAGAAAGATTATGCGCATGTAAATATGTGTTTGATGGAAGAGAGAATGGACCGGTTATTAAGCCAGAAGGATGGATACCAGAAGAGGTAGTACGAGAAGGGCCAATTCTAGATTATGTAAATAATGTTTATAATTATTTTACGCTAGAATCGGACCTTATTAGTGCAATGCCTACAGATGTGTATGATGCTTATGTTAAGATAGGAATTGATGTTTGGAATCAGAACATTCTCTTATTTAAAATTATTTTGTTATTATATTTGTTAGGTTTAATGAGTTATTTTGAAAATAGTACTGTGTTAGCAGTTTTACTTATTTTTGAATTAATTTATTATCCTATTAGAAAATGTTATATAAATAGTTTTAAAGTTGAGAGAGTTAGTATGAAACCTTTAGTTGTGGATATTAGTTATTTTGTTGCTTTAGCTTTTATTCACCCTGTCTTTGGAGGATGGTGGTTAGTATATTCATATTATACAAATGAAGCTTGGAGAAATGCTTCTTATTTCATATTTAGAACGAAAGTTACTAAATTTAGAAATTCGATAGCACGATCCTTGTTTCAAAGGTATGGATGGCGCTTTTTGTTTAAAGATGATTTGTTTAGTCCAGAGATTTGTGTATTAGTGAGTGTATTAGGTACGTTGTGTGCTTATAGTGTTCTTAGGAAACTTATATCTACAGTAACTAGTTTAACTATTGGTGAGTACCACAGACGAGTGGTGCCAGCAAAGGAAAATTTAGTTATTAGTAGTGAAGAATATTATAAATTGGTTAATGAGAGTATTAAGAAAACACAGAGTATAGGTGATTTAATAGATAATAGAGTTCGAGACATTAAGGAGAATGTTAAGAAACCTATTGATCTAACTAGTGAAGGTTGTATAATTGGGAAACCAATTAATATACCTGATAAGCCTAGTAAACCTGTATTTGTGGTGAATAGAGTTAATTTGGGCGGTGTTACCCAGATGACTGAAGTTCATAGATTAGTACGATTGACTTTGCCAAATGGTTCACAGCTATATGGTACTGCAATAGATTGTCAGACGATTGTTATTTGTTCACATTATATAAAGAGTCCCAGAACTTTTGATTTAGACTATGGTGGTTTAGATTGGAAAGATGGTGATGTTATAGAATATGTTCATGCGGAGAGAAGAGGACGTTTTATTTACAATAAAAAGAATTATTTTCCAAGTAAATTGGAGGATTATGGATTTTTATTTGTAGGTATGATATTGACTTTTCCGAGTACAACACGTTTGATTGATTATTCTTTACCATTACCAGACAAGTTGATTGTGGATAATAGTGAGAAACAAACGTATATGTATTCTGCCCCTTATTCTAGTATAGCATATGGTCCAAGAACGTTGGTTGCAGGTGATTGTGGCCGACCGATTACGGATTTATATGGTAGTTTATTAGGAATTCATTGTGGAAGGGTGAAGAAAGATAGTTTTGATATATCAGTAGGAGCGAGAATTAGTAAGGAAGAGTATGTTCAATACCAAAAGTTTGTAACTTTTAATAATGAACCTATGTCTAGTACTATTAATTTAGATGAGAAAGCTTTTTTGCCAAAGGATATAGTTATTTTGGAGGGGTTTCACCCTTCATCTGACTTTTCGTGGAAGCAAATTAGTATTGGAGTGATGGGTCATGTACAAGGTGTGCGAACGCCTAAGATGACCTGTCGTAGAACAGGTATTGCTAAATATTTTGAAAAGAAATTAAGTGATACTTATTCTGCTCCTAATCCTGGTCATGCTAAGTTTTATGATGGAGATTGGAGGAGTTTATATATTGATAATATTAAAGCTAGTGAATTTAGTGGAGCTGTTGATAGAAATATTATGGAGAAGGTTATGAAGTATATGACGTATACACCGATGCAAGCTGAGAAACTTGGTCATGTTACATTACATACTGCTATAACTGGTAGTCCATTGAATTCGTATATGGCTCCTAGAGATGATTCGAAAGGTATAGGTCCTTATTTACGAAGTTTAGGTGTTACTAATAAGAATGCTGTTGAGAATTTACCAAATGAAGAATATCGAGTACACCCACAACTGTTAAAGGTTATAGGCGAAAAGATGGAATTAATTATGAATAATAAGAGATATTATGCTGTTAGTGAGGGAGTTGTTAAGGATGAATGTCTTAAAACTTCTAAAGTTAATATGGGTAAAGGTCGATTGTTTTTTGTATCGTGTTTGAGTGATAATTTAATAGGTAAGATGTGTTGGTCAAATGTGATTACATCAATTTTGACTCAACCATTATTACATGATTGTTATGCTAGTGTTAATGTTACTACCCCTGAGTGGTATGCTTTACATAATCATTTGACTGATTTTGGAAGACGTTCTATGATATTGGAGTTAGATCAGGTGAAGATGGATGTTCATCATTCAGAGTTCTTGTTTTATTACAAGATGTATATGATAACTCAAGGTTATACCTTAGGTTATTCTGAAGATGAAATTAAAGCAGGTAGAGCATTATTTGATTCGTTAGATAATAAAGTTAAAGTTATATTGAATACGTTCTTTAAGTATGTGAGTACTTTGGGTTCAGG